GATGAGAATATATTGGGACGATATAAAGAATTTGTGGGGAAACAACTGATTTTCCATGAGTTATGATCTATATACTTTTGTGCACGGTCGATTTTGACCGGATACAAAATACAAATACTTATGGAACGAACTTATGTTTTTAACCAAGACGGTGGAACCGGCGCAAACAATGGCCTGCTTGCGTCCATTCTTCCGTCCTTGCAGAACCGTGGAATTGACACTGGCTATCTGATGGGGCTGATGGGAGGAAACGGAAACGGAGGTTTCTTCGGAAACAATGGCGGTTTTCAGGACATCATCGCATTGATTGTGATTGCAGCCATCTTCGGTAACGGGAACTTCGGATTTGGTGGCAACAACAACCAAGGAGCGAACGAAGGAAGAGAAATGATCATGCAGACACTTAACCGAAACGGTGTCGACATTACAGCATTAGCACAAGCTGTGAACACATCATCAGACCAAATCCTTGCCGGTATTAACTCTGTATCACAGGCTATCTGCGGTCTCGGCAACCAAATGGGCCAGAACACCAACAGTATCCTCACTGCGATCATGCAAGGTAACAACGCTCTGACATCTCAGATCTGTAGCTGTTGCTGCGACATGAAACAGCTTGTAACCACACAGGGATACGAGAACCAGCTTGCGATGTGCAACCAGACTAACACATTAGTCAACACTGCTAACCAGAACACATTGTCATTGCGTGATGGTGCGACAGCCAACACGAATGCCATCCTTGCCAAACTTGACGCTATTCAGAATCAGGCATTGCAGGACAAGATCGCATCTCTTACTGCGGAAAAGGCTACTTTGACAGCCGAAATCTCTCAGCGTAACCAGAACGCCACTATCCTGAGTGCGGTAGGACAACAGATCGCTCCTTTAGCAGCCGGATTGCAGGCATTGCAGAGCGATGTTGATGGTATAAAATGTAAATTACCTAACACTGTCCCGGTACAATACCCTAATATTGTAGGTGTGAACGTGGATACATATCGTGCCGCAGCATACGGTGCTTATGCAGGTGATGCTGTATATGGCCGTGGTGGTTACGGATGCGGTTGCAATAACTACTGGGGTTAATCCGGTGAGAAAGGAGGTAGATATGTGGCCTAACTTTTTTACAGGATTTCCGTTCCCGTTTCCCTCCCTTGGCAGAGTGAATTACAACACTCTTCCTACGGTGGCTGTAACAGTCGGTACTGAGAATGTGACTTTGGAGCTTCCTAACCATGCGTTCCGCAACAGGGATTATGTCGGAGGGTTCTATGTCAATCTTCGTCAGGCGATCCCTGCCGGCACGACTGCCACGCTGCCTATATTGATAGGGACCAATGGGGATACAAGACCGTTGTTAGCTTACAACAACGAGCCTATTACGGTTGCCAACCTTGCTGGAACCGGTATCTATGAGATTCACTACAACAAGTATACCAATGAATTGTATCTTGTTAATGGAGGATACAGACCGACAACGGCGCCGGCTTCTACAGCAGAGACCGCTTCTTTACGGAGCAAGTAATAATTAACATGGAGTTTTGTGGTGGTTTCCCAAATGGGAATAGCCACACTCCTTTAAAATCAAACCAATATGTTTCAATCACTTCGTACCAATAACCAGTTATATATACTTCATAAGGATGCTAACCCGTTTATCGAATACGGCCCGGTAGTCAGCGTTTCCGCTCCCAAGCCGAAATATCCTATGGCATCCCCTATGGGACAGTTGCCCCAAATGGAAATGGTTGTGGATGTTGTTGTCTGTATCAACGGGCAGAACACGACTTTCCAAAATCTTCCTGCCGGCATGGATATAGCCGACTTCGGACAGAACGGCAATATCGTAGTGTCATGCTCACGTGATGCGATGAATAACGAGGTCGCTTCTATGAAACAGAAAAGCATAGACATCATCAACAGCATGGATTTTCACAATTCCGTCATTGCAGGGTGTGACAAGATGCTTACGCTCTTGAACCCTGAATTTGCCGAGAAACAACGTCAGGAGCAGGAAATATCCTCTCTGAAAGGGCAAATGGCGGAAATGAGCAAGAACATGTCTGACCTTATGGAATTGAACAAACGGCTTATGGAACAGCTCGGAGTGGTTGAAACATCCAAAACAAAGAAATGATTATGGGAATGTGGGAAATATTAGAAGAAGGGCGTGACGATTACGGACGCGGCTTCGGTATGAGAGGTGACGAGGTGGAAGAAGCCTACAAGGAAGGCTGCCGCCACGGTTACGAAAAGGCCATGAGAGAGATTCATGGAGACATGGGCTTCCGTGATGGCGGAAGAAATTATTCAGGATCAGGTATGGGAGAACGCAGGTATCCCGGCTATTTCCCTGAATATCCCCGCATGGATGACATGGGAGAACGCAGACGCAGACGCGCCAACGGTGAGTTTTATTAATGGTGGAGGGGTGGAATGCCCCTCTTTTTAAACAAAGGTTATGGAACAGAGATTGGATACATACAGCAGATTCCCATCTGGCATGAGGGAATATCTGGAAGCATACGGCTTTCATTTCAGCAAGAAACTTTATGAATGGGCCGTCTCAAAAATGAAAGTGAAAGACGAAACCACGGGTAAAGAAAAAAAGTTGGAGCCGTGGAGCAAAGATGAAGTGGACGATATGCTGAAAGCGAACGGAATTACCATCGAGCACGACAAGGGTTATGACGTTGCTTATGTCGCAAACATGCTGAAAGCGGATTTCTATAAAAAATCATTGGTTGACGAGGCACATTTGTGCAAGCATATAAAATGCTACCTTGATGATATTGATGGCGATCCTTGCAGGGCGTTTGACGAGTTCTTTGCCACCTGTATAGGTAAAGGGATTCCTGTAATCTGGTCGGATGTGATATGATTGTTCAGGAGTTCTACATACCAAAATATGGGGACTGGCACGTCAAAGTGTATTATGCGGTACACACCTATTGGGCGGATCGGATCATTATGGACCTGTACCGTATAGGATGCAGGGGGGATTCCCTCAAGCGTGCGTATCGCAATCTGACCGAAGGCAGAATGAATACCGGTCTAACCTATTCGGACTACAGGAGAAGAGAAACAGTAATGGTTATCTCACTAACCTCCACTCCCGAAGAGTTTCAAAATTCGTGGGACCACGAAAAAGGTCATTTGTGCCGGCATATCTCCAAGGCTTTCGGGATTGATCCTTATGGAGAGGAAGCGCAGTATCTTAGCGGATATGTGGGACAGAAGATGTTCCCGGTAGCGAAGAAATTTTTATGTGAACATTGCAGAAAGGGACTGGAAAAATAATAATCGAACAGAAGCGTTCTTTGACTTGTTGGAATTACCGTTTTTACAAAATAGTCGTGAAATTATATACATAAATCCAATAAAATTATATATCTTAATTATAGATATATATATTGGAATAACAAATACTTTATTCTATCTTTGAGCCGAATTTTAAATTATAGATGGAAATGGAACAAGAAAACAACAATGCGATTCTTTCTTTTGAAGACTTTAAAAACCAAAACGGCATCGTTTATTGGTGGGCCTCATTACTCTTATCCGAAAGTTAGGATAAGAGCAGTTATCCCGACTTCATTATTATCCCAACCAAAGAAACGTATATCCTGTAAAACAGATTTTTATATGCAATTAAGGTTGGGATAATAATTTGATTGTCCAATCGACACTGTCCAAAATTTTGTGTAAATGGAAACAGGATTCAGTTATAAGTTCA